CTTTTCAGAAAGGAAAGAGAGGATGAGTAGAGAAAATGCAGACAAAATAGCTATAGTCAATGCAAGGGTAGCTTGTGCTTTAATTACTATGGAAGGTATGAAAGCTGAAAATCGACAACGTAAATGGGAAAATAAATCTAATGCTTATACTGAAAATGATTTTACATCGGTTATTAATGACTATGCAATAGGCGAGAATGATGTAATTGGCTTTTTGTATCACAGTTAGATGAAAATGAGCGAACTTGAAAAGATAAAAGCAATAGCAGAGCAAATGCCTAATGGCCCTGAAAAACAACAAGGGCTACAAGCATATTCAAACTTAAAGATGTTTGAAACAATCGCAAATTCTTTTGACAAAATAATTAAAGGAGAAAAACAAAATGACAGAGAACAGAGTAGAATTAAGAATCCCCACACCTATTTTAGACTGTGTTAATCTCAGTCTAAGCAAACTGGTTGGTAAGAATCTGGTCGAATTAACACAGGAAACAAACACTGCGATAGAACTTGGTGTTCGGACTGATTCAACAGCCGCCACCGCCGAAGCTACTGTCCAGCAGGCCCGGAAGTCTATCAAGGCCGTCAATGGTATTCGGCTCGAGTACACCCGCCCGATAGATGCCGGCAAGAAATTGCTCATGGACGAAGTGGCAAGGCTCTTAAAGCCGTTGGTCGATGCAAATAAGATACTTGACGAAATGGTACTTGAACGGAAACGAAAGATTGACGCCCAAAAGTTAAAGGCCCAGCAGGAAGCCGATGAGGCTCGGAGAATCGCCGAAGAAAAAGCCCGAAAAGAGGAAGAACGTCGCCGCAATATTTCATTGGCACGAGGCGGCACTGGGGACGTTAAGCCGGTAGTGGCGGAAATCCCCATACAACCGACTCAACAGTTAGGCATGAGGTCCACGACCCGCATGAGAAGTATTCCCGACTTAGAATCTATCGAAAAGGCCGTCCAAGATGGAGTAAGGGATATTGATGGCGTTTCGATTTACCCGGTATGGAAGTTTGAAGTAATCGAAGCAAAGAAAATCCCGACACAATATCGCCGGGATGTAAGAGGGTAAGATTATGGAAGATGAAATGGAGATGTTTTTCGACATTGCAGCCAAGATAATGAATGATACTCCTCAATTGAGTATATTCTTCAGAGTAATGGGCGAAGCAGCAATCAACGGCCACGAGTTTGATAAGCCTATAGATATTTATAAATATGGAGCACTTCTCGGTTTCGCAAAGGCAATCCACGACATCCAAAAAGGTTATCTAAATCTCAAAATAATAGAAATTGAAAGAAAGGAACCACATGGAAACGAAGAATCTGATAATCCGCTCCTTAGACGCAACAAAGCGACTGGGCATGGAGAAAATGGTCAAGTGGATGGTCTCTAATGGCTTTTTCACTTCACCGGCGTCCACAAGATTTCATGGCTGCTATGTTGGTGGTTTGGCCCAGCATTCATGGGATGTGTACCAAATGTTACTTGAGTATCACTTGAGGTTGGAATTGCCGTTAAGTCCCGGCCAAAAGCCTTTGCCTCTCAGCGAAGACAATATTGCTATAGCTGCGCTATTGCATGACGTTTGCAAAGTAGGGGCTTATATTCCAACCCCAGACGGCAAGAATCCTTACAAGTGAAACCGCTCACAGCCCAAAGGCCATGCAGTGCTATCAATAGAGCGCATCACCAAGTTCATTAAGTTGGAGTCCATCGAGGAAATGATGACCAGGTTCCACATGGGTACTTATGGATGCCTTGAATTCGAGAGCTATTGCAGCGAGTTCCCGATTCGAGGCGACCACTCAAAAGACGAGAACATGACTAAGGAAGAAAGCAAGCAAGCCCGGTATGGCAAATCACTCGCTAATGCTTGGTTTCATAATCCGATCTGCAAAATATTCTACTTCTGTGACGAACTGGCGACTCTGGAAGATAAAGCAATATGAGTCCTAAAGAAAAAGCCTTCAAGCAAATGAGTCTTTATTGCCGTCTAAGGGATGCTCTCGAATGGAGTCGGGAGCATTCCGTAGATATTATGGAGATACAACCGAAGTTGCTATTGGTGAAGTGCTGCTCATGCCCCACGATAGGTACTTGGTATTATAAAATGCAGGGCGGTCACTTTATTCCCAGAGGAAGCAAAGGGCAGTCTGGTATATATTTTGACGAAAGAAACGTCCACGCACAATGCGGTACTTGTAACGGACACAGACAAGGTAACGCACTGCCATATCTCGACTTCATGGTCGCCAAATATGGTCAACCAGTGGTCGATGAACTGCGATTACTGGATGCCCAAGTCAAATCATACGGCTCAGTAGAACTTATGGGCTATGAAATGATGTATAAGCAAATGTATTCAGAGCTGTTGAAGGAGTTTTGAAAGCAAATGGAGTTACCTGAGAATACCATAATCTGCGGCCCAGCCAAAGAAGTCCTACAGACTTTCCATGATGAGCCTATCAATTGCTGCATATCAAGTCCGCCATATTGGGCTTTAAGGGATTACGGCGTTGACGGCCAGTTAGGCCTTGAGCCGACCTTCGAGGAATACGTCTTAAAGCTTTGTGATATATACGATGAGGTCAAAAGGGTACTCCGCAAGGATGGGACGTGCTTTGTCAATCTGGGGGATACTTATAATAACGTAACACCAGGCGGCCGCGATATAAATCGTTGGCCTAAACAATCAAGAAATGACCACACACCGAATAATCGTTCATTGCCGGTAAACGTCCAAGTTAAATCTCTCTGCCTAATCCCGCAGCGTTTCGCAATAGAGATGGTAAATAGAGGTTGGATACTCCGCAATGTCATAATCTGGCACAAGCCCAATCCGATGCCCTCGAGCGCCAAGGACAGGTTCACAGTGGACTTTGAGTACGTCTATTTCTTCGTAAAGTCTAAGAAGTATTGGTTCGAGCCGCAGTATGAACCATATCAAGAATCATCTGTCGGCAGATATGCCTTGGCTGGTCAGCGTAATATGGAGACGTTCAGCCAATCACGAGACTTCGCGGGTGGCGGTCGAGAGGCTAATGAGAACCCGCCACATATCTACAAGGCTGGCCAAGGCACTGTTAAATCAAGAGGAAATAACGTGGATCATCTTTGTGTTGGTGGGTCTAATCCTCTCGGCCGCAACAAACGCTGTGTCTGGACAATACCTACCCAACCTTTCCCAGAAGCCCATTTCGCAACATTCCCTGAGAAGTTAGTAGAGCCAATGATAAAGGCCGGATGCCCTGAGTTTGTCTGTACGAAGTGCGGCAAGGCAAGGGAGAAGATCTACAACGAACAAAAGGAATATCATCGTAAGCCAAATTATAAATCAAGAACTGCAAGTGGTTCTGAATATGACGGCAAATTTTACAGTGATATGTACGACAATATAAAGACTTTCAAAGGCTACACGGACTGTGGATGTAATGTAGATTGGAGGCCAGGAGTAGTCTTAGACCCATTCGCAGGCAGCGGCACAACGCTCCAGGTAGCTGCAAGACTCAATAGAAACTGGCTTGGAATAGAATTAAAACCAGAATATATCGAAATGGCCGAAAAGAGAGCTACGCAAGGCGAAACAGGAATAACAGTAAAAGAACAGCAAAAAGGCCAACAAGCATTATTCCCGACAGGAGAATAGCAATGGGCGAACCAACAAAAAAGCAACTTCAACAATTGCATAAAGATATTACATCCGGCCTCGTGATGACAGTTGAAACGAAGCATTACAAAGAACTCGAAGCTGAGGTCGCCCGGCTCAAAGAAAATCACCTGGCAATCTATATCGTAGCTATCAATAAGCATACGGGCGAAACAAAGGTTACAGAATTTCCGAAAAAAGGAGATTGACAATGGCAGTTGTAAGTAAGCAAGAAATTAGAGTATTGAGCGAAAAATTCATTAAGATTGTGAAGTATTCCGCAAATACCGAAATGTTCACGATTGAACTGCCTGAATCTGTTCATAAAAAGATTGGGCCTATTGCTGAAGGCGGGACCCTTAAAGAGGTAAATGATAAATTTAGTTGTATGATAGAGGCATTCAAAGAATTAAAAACCAGCAAGAAAAAAGTTATAATAATAAAATTCGCGGCAACTATACAGGGAAAAAGTGGGATAGATGGAAAGTATTACGAACTTGAAGATGTCGGTTGGCGTCACGAAGGAGCTGGTATTGAATTTTCCTGTGGCGTATTCATTAAGCACACTACGAAAATACCTAACAATGATGATAAAATTGACTTTGAATGGATAGATGTAGGCTTCCCAGATGGTTTTGAGCGAATAAAGGACGAATGGATAACGCGCAATGATGATTATATAGAATTACCTTGGTCTAAAGAATATGAGGATATGCTTAATAATTTATCAATAGCAATGAGAACTCTTATTTTTAGGCTGCTCTCAATATTAGAATCAAAAAAGACCATCAATAAATTTATGGTTTCGGGCCAAAAACTACTTACTGAATAGAGAATATTTGAAGTAGGCATACGGGCGAATGTAGAGTAACACCTTTTGAGAAGTGAGGCAAAGAAATGGCAGTTAGTTTTTATTGTAAATGTCCAGAAAGAGCGAAACCTGTAGAACAACGGAATTGGGTTGTCTATTACCGTTATTGTAATCATAGTGCTTTTGAATCGCCCAAATATGGTGAGCATCCAAGTGATTATTCAACTGTAAAATGCTTAAGCTGTGGTGCTGTTGGGCGTACTAAAGCAAAATATGTGGATGACCTTAGAGATGCCCTGCCACATGAATAAAGAATAATAAATAATATTATCTTTGACAAACAGTTATTAGGGGCTATAGTGTTGATATGGTTACCGGACAAATAAAATTAGGTGTAAAAAAGCTTCTGAGGAAATCGCTGTCCGGTGACCTACTCAGGAGCTTTTTTTATGGCGGTAAAAACAGGATACTGCTACGCAGTGGTAGAGCGCTTCGCCTTCATAAGGGCCAGCTCAGTGAGAGGCGTTCCCGCCAGCACCTAATTTCATATAAACTGCAAGGATGCAACCATGACAGAGACTATCTACTACACCAAAGTTTATGACTGGATAGCACAGAAAACGGAGTTGTCATTGATAGAGAAGATTTTAATATGTAATGTCCTAAGATACGGTAAGAACGGCTGTTATGAGAGTTATCGTTCAATGGGGCGGAAATTCGGCGTAGCTCATTCTTACATCATAAAGGCGGTAAAGTCCCTGATAGGCAAGGAATGGCTCTGTGTGCTTTATGAGGGCAAATACAAGCGTATTCTGTACGTTGTACCCGAAAGACTCAAAGCTGGTCCGCTCTGGGAACAAAGTGGTTACTATAGAGACCACCCTGTACTCAAAAAGCCCGAAAGTGGTCACCATAGAGACCACGTAGTTAAGAATGTATCATACAATAATGAGAGAATAGATAACATAGTAAATTCTACTTCTGAAGTGATGAGACAAGAAAACAGAATGACCGCATCAGCCAAAGATAAGCGTAAGCAGGAATTATTGAAACAATGCGAAAGTATCAAATGAAGGAGCTATACAAATGAATATTATAACACTAATAAGACACAAGCTTGGGAAGTTGTTATGGTCGGAGAATAGTTGGACAAAAGCTGTTGATGAGATTGAGGTCGCCGCCAAGGAAATACAAGATGGGGAAAAAGATAAAGTTGTATTTCAGTGGGCATTTACCTTTATGAAACCGCCCAATAGATACTGGATAACAATAGAAAAGGCGACAGGAACACTCTATCAGCCAAATGAATTTGCGAAGCCGGAAATATCAGCGTAACGCAAGCAGGAACTCTTGAAGCAATGTGAGAACTTATAGGAGAAATACAAATGAGTGAAGATAAAACCGCAGTAAGGAAAATATTTGAAGCTTTTGCTCAAGGCAATTGGAAAACAATGAACTGGACGAGAGAGAAAGCAAATCACGTCTGGTCGGACTTTTGGTTTTTAGTTATTAAATCAGGTTTTGCTTTCGAGAAAACCGACCTTGTGGATATAAGGAAATATTGCAACGAGGACAGATATAATCCCCCTTGGTACGGAGTCGATGAAGGTCATTATTCTGTAGCGGTAAGATGTGGCAATCTGACTTTTGCCTATGCTTTTGAAAAACTCTATGGCCGGACGCCATTTATAGGAATTGGCCTTGATTACGTGGATTGTTGGCCGAGATATTCCAAACACAACAGCCCACCAACTATGGGGCGATTAGTTATGAATGTAAGTTTTCAATGGCAAGGCAAAAAAGTAAAAGTTACGAGTTTCAATGACGAGAAGAAATCGTTGGTAGCTTGTGCTTATGGCCCTAATACAAAAGAGGGTTATGCCTCATCCAAAATAATAAAACGGTTCACAATAACAGTTAAAGATTTCCAAGCCGAGATGAGCAAAAGACGAAAGGCGGCAAAAGATGAGCAAAGAACAGGAAGTAACGAGGAAATTCTCAGTAACCGATGACGAAGTTGGAACAATTAAAAGACATGGCATACTTTCAATGAGTGATTTCCCGAAAACTGCATTACATAATCAAGAGCCTACCGAATCCCCATCAGAGGCCAAAGAGAAAATCACCCCCATTATTGAGCCAGAAACAGGGGCGAAAAAAGGTGAAGTGGCTGGCCAGCAGTCCACAAGCGAGTTTACTAAAGGGCTTCGCAAATTGCTTGATGGCCAGTTGACAACCTTAAAACTCAAAAGACTATATACCCAAAGCAGAGAAGCCTGCGACCGTCTCGACAAATCAGAGGCAGAGAATAAAGAATTAAAACATAACTTACAATATTGCGGAGCACGTTTTGAGGAAGTCCAAGACGACAAAAAAATAATGGCAGAGCAAATCAAAGAGCTTGAAGCTCAAGACGATGAATATATGAGGATGAAAGAATAATGCTTAAAAAACAAAAAGGAAATATGTACGAGTTTGTATCTCACATGTGGGGGCCGATACGAGGAAAATGCAGTCACGATTGTTCTTATTGCTACATGAAACGCTGGGGGCCACAGAAGCCTTTGCATCTTGACGAAAAAGACCTCGAAACAAATCTGGGCGAAGGAAACTTCATATTCGTTTGTCATACTTGCGATATGTTTGCGGCTGATGTTCCCACCGAATGGATTATTAAGGTGCTTGTAAACTGTAGATATTATGATAATAAATATCTTTTTCAGAGCAAGAATCCAGAAAGATTTGCTGCATTTGAGAACAGATTTCCTCTGAATGTAATTTTAGGTACAACAATCGAAACAAATAGGGATATCGTCAAATCCAAAGCCCCAAGCGTTTTGGAAAGAGCAAATGCCATGGAAGGATTATCTGTTTTTGGTTTCTCTACAATGGTAACAATAGAGCCGATATTTGATTTTGATTTAGAAGAGTTGGTTGACCTGATTGTATTAACAAATCCAGAATGGGTGAATATCGGCGCTGACAGCAAAGGCCATGGACTTCCAGAGCCACCGGCAGAAAAAGTCCGCTCATTGATTGACAGGCTCAGGAAATATACTGATATCAAATTAAAAGGCAATTTACGAAGAATCATAAAATGAAAAAGGTAAGACCAGAGATAGTCTCTGCATTACATGAATTACGATTCACACGTTTTCTTAATAGTCGAATGTTGCCTAAGCCACCAAAGGGATTCTGTAAATGGTGTGGAAGAAAATTTATAGGTCGGGTTTGGTGTGGCGGCGAATGTCGTCAAGAGGCTTATGTTCGCATGGGTTATGTAGACAATTATATCTTCATAAGGGATGGAGGTATTTGTGCTAAGTGTGGAATAGATACTGTTTGGCTAAGAAATAATATTATAGAAATAGTAAGGTTATGGCGAAGATACGGTCCACGAGATATTTCTTATTATATTTCTTACTCAGAATTTTGGGACGCTTATGGGCCTTGGGGGAGAGACTTTCATAAAAGACTTTGGGAAGCAGACCACATTATTCCAGTTTGCGAAGGCGGTGGTTGTTGTGGCTTAGAAAATTATCAAACACTTTGTCTAAGGTGTCATAAAAAAGAGTCAGCAAATTTAGCTAAAAGAAGGCAGGTCAGACCAGGGCAAAAGTCTGACTTGCCGTCCCTTCTGGAAAAAAGATAAAAAAATAAAAATTTTTCTTGACGAATAAGAATTTTTAACGATATTATGGTTTTGTGAATCACTTATTTACGGTTGAGTAATATGAAAACTATAACTGAATCGAAAAGAAATGGAGGGCAGGAAAATGAAATAAATCTTCAATTGCTCCAGAATCAAGTACAAGATAATGGGGGTGAAACTGCTCCCATTCAAAATCAATCACCGATAATGTCAGATCATTATACAAGTCGGTGTTCAAATATATTTTGTCAGATATGTCATGATAACTAACGCCCAAAAGATAGGTAGAAACGAAGCCTGCCCTTGTGGCAGCAATAAGAAATTCAAATATTGCTGCGGAAGTGTGGTAAAGCACAAGGAAGAGCCGAACAAGCAATTATCTCCAAGCGGGTTTCTTAAAGTAATGCAGAAAATGATAGTTGACGCCGGCGGGACTTTTGTGATAAGCTGTGAGGACATGGAAAATCTGCCGAAAGATGAAGCTATAAACTCTCATTACGACAAAGAGACTGATTCGTTCACATTAACGCTGATCAAGATTGAGAAAAAAACTATAATCCAGCCAGACAATAAGGTGCGGGTGCCATTGATTAAAGAGAATTGAAAATGAGAGACCGCTTAATAATCAGTTTAATCTTGGTATTGATGGCTTATTTGGTTTGTGGGTGCGAGGAAGAACCTGAGTACGGCGAATTAGGGGAAATGTTGCTATGGTGTCAATCTTGCCAAAAGACGATAGGTGGCACCTATTTTATTGATGATGGGTATTGTTTTGAGTGTGCAACTTGTCAGACAATATATGCCAATGCTCAATGGGAAAAGGTCGGCAATCAGAAATATAAAGAAATGTTTGGTGTTGACCTTATCCGTATGGAGTCAATAACTCCTGCACACGATATGGAGGAACTGGGGCATAGCTGTGAGCTTCCTGGATGCTCACTTGGGATAGCAGGCCGCAATAAACCAAACGAGCCAAACGAAGCCCCTTACAAGGCATGGTTTGGATGGGAGTAGATATGAACAGGCGTAATTTCTTAAAAAGATGCAGCATATTACCATTTGTGGGCAGTTTGGCTGCTGTGGCTAAGTCTAAGGCCCCGATGTGTGCTACTGAGGTTGCTGAGAGATATAGATATTTTTCGTTGCAAGACCGCGATATAGATATAGTGATAATGGACGAAGGCTTTGAGAACGCTTTTGTTTACGGAGGAAAGTTGTTTCGAGTGTTCCCGGGTTATTTCGATGAACGCTACGTTATGATGTCGCTACGAGAAGGCCGATATGAAAATAATCGAATGATAAGAAAATGTGAATTTGATGATATGCCAACCAGGTGTTATTTACACTGTGAAATTATGTTAAAAGATATGGAAAAAGAGAAGCGATTGAAATAGAATCTAAATAATCAAATATACACCTTAAAGCAGCAGATACGGCAGTCGGGTGCCCGAACCTCTCGACTGTCGTTTTTTGTTGCGCAGAGAAATGATGAAAGTAGAAGATATACCGGACTATAAGTGGCCTAAGAAGCCCAAAAGAAATAGAAAGTGCTTGCATTGCAATACCAGAGCCAGAGAACGATTCAGTTGGTTCTGTGGCGATGAATGTGAAGATATTTTTGTAAAGGGAATATTATGACAAGAGTAAACAAATCAAAGTACGGGAGAATCGGACTGGAGCCTATTGCAATAGTGGGTCCTGAATCAGTTGGTGAGGTTATGCTCATAGCTCCGTCAATGAAAATGACAAGAGCAGAATTGGCCGGGATAGCCAGAGAGAAGGGCATAGAAGTTAAAAACCAAACCAAAGCTCGGTTGATAGAAGCTTTAGAGAAATAATGGCTAAGAAGAAAAAAGCTAAGGGGAAGCATGCAGGTCAACCAACTAAGTATAACTCATCACTTGATGACCTTGTATATAAACTTTGCCTGCTCAATGCTACAGATGTACAAATTGCCGATGTATTGGGCATTTGCGAGGCAACACTTAACAACTGGAAAAAGAAATATCCAAGATTCTTAGAGTCCATAAAAAGGGGCAAAATATATGCAGATGCGAAAGTAGCTGGAGCATTGTTTCACCGAGCTTGTGGTTATTCACACCCAGATGTTCACATAAGTAATTATCAAGGTGATATAACAATCACAGATATTACAAAGCATTATCCGCCCGATACAGCGGCCGCTTTCATCTGGCTAAAGAATAGAGCTGGATGGAAGGATAAGACTGAACACGTCTTGGATGATAGCGATAAATTAACCGATGCAGAGCGTGAGAACCTCAGAGAGATACTCAGAGAGCGTCAGCAGCCGCTCAAGCTCGTTAAAGGTGCATAAATGGTCTTAACTGCCACAAATAAAGAATTGGACGTTGTAGGCTCAAAGCTATTGATGTATGAGCCTTTGCCGGCACCTCGTGCGTTCCATCGTAGCCAGGCCAAATTCAGGAGATTGTTTGGCGGTAATAGGTCGGGTAAGTCCGAAAGCTGTATCGGTTATGATTTATGTGCATTTGCATTAGGCATCCATCCATATCGCTGGACTCTGCCAGAATCTACGATATGGGCTGTGGCAGATAGTTGGCCTTTAGTTGGAAAACTGCTTTGGCAAGAGAAGATACGAGATTATCTGCCAGCTTGTCAAATAAAAAAAATAATTTGGCACAACAGAGCAGATGAAATACCCCGTGAGATACAATTGCACAATAGAAATCGAATCGAGTGCAAGGCTGGAGAACAGGGTAGGAAGGCGTTTGAAGGTAGAGCGGTTGATGCTATCTATCAAGACGAGCAAATCAAATCGGACTCCGAAGGCATTAACACGGAGATGGAAGCCCGACTCATGGACCGAAACGGATTCTTTGCCGGTAGCATGACACCAATACGGCCTCAACCCTGGCTGGAAGACAGAGTAACGGAATTACCTGAAGGCGATGAGGTGTTCTATGCCAACCTGAACGACAATCGCAAGAGCCGGGGCGGTTACATTGACGACAAAGAAATCGACTTAATGATAAGCAGATGGCCAGTTGAGGTCCAAACGACTCGAATTGAAGGCCACTTCGCAGCGTTCTTAGGTGCCGTTTACAAGACATTCAATCGCCGAGTCCACGTTTGCGAGCCGTTCAAGATACCCAAAGACTGGACTCGGTACAGAGCGATTGATTGGGGGTTCAATAATCCATTATGTTGTCTGTGGGCTGCCAGAGATAATGACAAGTGCTGGTATATCTATAATGAGCACCACGAAGCTCAACGGACGCTCAAGTATCATTCAGAGCAGATTAAGCGTATAAGTGGCAATGAGCGTTACAGATGCACATGGGCTGACCACGACGCCCAGGACAGGCATGAGTTCAAGAACTTAGGCATTTCGACAATACCTGCAAAGAAGGATATACGCCTTGGTATCGAGGCTGTTCAGGCTGCTTTGAAGATACAAGGCAATGGCAAGCCCCGCATACAAATATTCAACAACTGCCCTCATACAATTAAGGCAATGGCTGGCTACAGGTGGGCTGAAGGTACAGAGATTAAAGATGCAAAGGATGAACCTTTGAAGCTTAACGACCATCCATGCGATGATATTCGATACTTAATATACGGCATTGAAGGTAAGTTCTATTTTTCGGAAAGTGATTTATCATGAGTGACCTCGATGATATGAAGATAGAGATGAATATTCGTGATATGGAAGCCGAATTTGAACTCGAAGCTATGGCTGAGCCTGACGAGAATGGTGTACTTTGCATTCAAGTAGTAGAGTGTGAATAAAAGTGTGTTTCTATCGAATGCGTAGGGAAAATAGAATGAGTACCATTGTTTTTGAACGAATAACAGGGAATTGGAGTTTGGCGGAGTTGGCGGCAATGTATATGAATGGTGAAATCAGCCTAAATCAGTACATGGAAGCCACCAAAAACCCCACTGAGGCTCAAATATGCGAGAAAGCTGAGAAATGTACTACATCTACTTAATACGTCACGAAAAGAGGACGCCAAGTACAGTGATTACGATGTTTTGAATGTGTAGGGTGGACGAAGTATGAGTATAAGAATTAGGGAAGTTGAAGGCGAGACCGTAGCTTTGTGTGCTGCTAAAACAAAGACTAAAGAAGGCGATATTTACCTTAATGATGGTGCTCATCACGCGCTGATGACGAAATTTACCGCAGATTTAGCATCGGAAGGTTGGCTGAAAAAAAATACCCCAATAGACGAAAAGGTGAAAAGATTGATGTTGAAAGAAGAATTTAATGGATGATTTTACGCGAGCGCTAAGAGATAATTGGAGCGATTGTTTAAGTTGCGATAATCGCCGATGGTGTCCTGAAAAAAAATGGGTTGGTGAGCCAAACTGTCCATACCCAGAGGATAGGCCAAAGCCACAGGAGAATAGAAAATGATGATACAAATGCACAAATCAGGAAGTAAGAAACCATATCCGAGCAAGCCAGGACATAAGAGACCCAGAAAGGGGAAGTGATGGTTGTAGAACAAAAAATGTGCAAAGATTGTAGGTGGTGGGAAAAGAATAAAAACAACCTTCACGACCTAAGAGGAGAAACATATAGCAGCGAGGCTTTTTTAGGGTTTTGTAGAAAGAATCTTCCAATAGGCGCGAAATATACAAGCGATGAGAAAGAGATTGCCGCAGGTAACCCACAGTGTCAGTATTATGCCCACTGGCCCGAAACAAAAGAGACTGATTGGTGTGGAGAGTTTGAATGCCATTAGCCCTACAATACAACGACCTGAAGAAAGCTGAGTTAGGCTACACTCATGAAGTACGCTGGGAGATGAACAAATGCTGCAAGGCTATCTTCGGCGGCGTATCGTGGCCTGGCAAGCGTCCTGGCTATGCTGTAGTGGTTGCCATGGACAAGCACAGGCGGTTCGATAGTTATGAGGTCTGTGTCCTTGCCGAGTACGAATCACCGAGCGTTAGAGACCTTGTAAGGCAGGCTGATATACTTGATTACACTTACGAGCCTAAGAAATGGATCGGCGACTGGAAGAACGATGCTGCTGATAAGTTTATCAGGGAGTTGAACAGCGAAAAGACCAAGCAAGTACCAAAGTTTAGCGTTAACTTAACTCCGATGTTAGAGATGGAGAACCTCTACCCTTACATGCTCGACGAGCTTAAAAGACTACTGGATGAAAAACGCCGGATGTTATATCTGAAGGACGCGAAAGTAGTCAATTACTTGTCTGAGATTGAGGAAGAAGATATAGCGTCTCTTGGGCTTGGAGAGTATCCGGCGATAGAGGCCACATGCTTTGCTGTGCTTAGTATGTTAATTGAGCAGAAGAACCTTATCAAGCGGCCTAAGATGCCGATGAAACAGGACAGAAGCTATTCGATAGGAGCAAGAAGATGACAGGCGGCGGCGGAAAACCAAAAGTATTTCCACAGATAACAGAACCTCTTGACCCTACGCCTCAACCTGTAGTGACTGAGGAAGTGATAGCGGCTAAGAGCAAGGTAAAGGCAAAGGCCAGGAAGAAAGGCCGGGGAGCGAACATATTAGCAGGCCGGATGATGCAGAGCAGGCAAATACTCAATACGGGCAAATTGAAATTAGGAGCATAAAAATGCCAAGACAAGAATATTCAGAAAGTTATTTAGGTTTCGGTAGATGGCACATTCACGGCGAAGATTTGCCGGTAACACCCGCTAAAGGTCAGGTTCAGGCCACCTACAACGGCATTATAACAGTCAAAGCTGAGGCTGCCGATTTCGCCGTTACTGCAAGGGACAATGCCTCTGTAGAAGACCTTACCGAGACTAAGAAAGTCATTATCAAACCGCCTAACGGCATCGTGTCTATCGAGTTCCGGTTCAGGTTCAATGGTATTGCAGGCGACCAACACATTTTGCAGAAATTCTTAGCTTGTGGGGATGACTTTTACGACCTTGTAGATGTCCTGACAATTGACCAAGGTGCTCAACAACACACAGCCGGTGCGGCAGGTACTGGGATATGGTTTTGTGACACCATTGTCTCGGCGGGCGAGAAATGGATTACTGATACAAGGCAATTAAGCAGCACAACCAACAACATAGGTCGAGACACACAGAATATGCACAAATACGACAGGATTTGGTTCGTAGCCTCTACCCTCGATACAGCAAATTCAGGAGACACGCTTTACATCGACTGGAAGGAAGTGTAAGGAGATCTTATGTTAAGAAGAAATATAGGCAAAGCTGTTATTGGTGGACTTGTTTTGACAGTCTGGTTATCGATAGTGATTTGGAGTTTTCTGCCGGCACAACCGGCCCTGGCAGCCGGTGTCTTGGCAAAGACGGTAACTAAGATGTTCCCGACCGCAAACAGGATAGGCTTTCATCTCGTAGTTACTGACGATGACAGACCGGACTTAGGGCCGGGGGCACAGATAGTTATTAGCAAAACGTATAGTGCAAATGTACCGCCTGGAGATATGGCTAATGCAGTAAGGGACGAACTTGGCTCGCAGGCACAGAAGGACATAGACGCTTATAAATCACTAAGGGCCAGATATGACAATGCAACCTACGATACAAAGGTAGCTCAAATTGACGGAGCATTGACATTATGAATCGAAGACAGAGAAATATAGGCAAAGTAGCGATAAGCGGGCTGGTGTCGTTATTCATCTTTTCACTTGTTATTTGGTGTTTTCTGCCTACGCAGTATTTATTTGCGGCCTCTACGAAAACTTCCACATTTAATGGTGTTGACGCATGGCAGGCTCTTGCAGCCGGAACTCTTGCTGTTGGCAACTCTGGCGATGTTTCAGATAGTTATTCTGCTCAGGTGTGCGTAGAAGTGGCTTACACCAGCGCTAACGCTCAGGCAGGCATTACAGTAAGTATTGAGACTTCTTATGCAACAGGGGATGATTGGATGCCTTTGGTGGAGGTTACAGGACAAGCCGTAACGCCGAATCTGGATGATTTAGACGAAGGCGGTGGTACATTAGCCGGGGATACGACAATAACATTGACAAGTAGCGTAGGCGAATACGATGCTCCGGGTGCGCCTTGGTTCATAATTGATACTACTGTGGCAGAATCTGAGGTGTTGAGAACAAAGAGCGAAAATGCTAATGTAGTGACGTTGGTACAGGACGCAAAATATGCTCATGCGGACGCCGAGATAACAACGGATGCGGTTGACCAGTGGATATTTTCGATTCCTTTAGAAGCAGCATTTGAACATGTAATCATAAATAATACAGATGCGGATGCAGGGATTCACTGGCGTTCATTCATATTGGAAACCGAAGCTCTTAACTAAATGAAAAAGCTAATAGCTATAATTTTACTAATAAGTATGTGGGCAAACATTTCGCTTGCTCTCTGGCCTTATCAGCAAAAACCAATGTTGGGTCGACAGGTCAACAAAGACCATCCTTTAGGTGACCCAATTGCTGTCTGGCTATTCAACGAAGGCTCAGGCAATAAAGTCTTTGATTTGAGCGGGAATGGGAATACGGTAAACTTTTTCAATGATACGCACTTTGTAGCAGGGAAATTTGGGCCAGCCATAGATTTTGATGGAAGTGACTATGCTATAGGTACTAAGGCTGCACTACTAAATATTGGTTCTGGTGACCCTATAACGATTATTGCTTGGATTGATTCGGATGCTCCGACAGAGACCGAAAGAATTGTTACCAACGAAGAAGCTGGAGGAAACAACAATATCAATTGGGCCATGCTAATTGGCAATACGGACTTAGTGTTTCGATATAGAAATGCAAACAACAATCAGCATCATATCTGGGAAACATCTGGTAACATCATGGCGTCTGGGTGGACGCAATTAGCCATTACTTATACTGGTGCAGACGGTTCAAGTATTAAGGGTTATAAAGACGGGGTAGAGTACGCAGGAGGTTGGACAACAGGCGATGGCAATGACCCACCAAGACAGCGTTCTTCTACTTATCTACATATTGGCGGTCGTGTCTCTTTTAACCAACGTTATTTTGATGGCCGAGTTGATAATATCGCTGTTTACAAACGTATCCTATCTGCTTCTGAAGTTGCCTTGTTCTATTCACAGCCATTCTGCTTCATGCAGGGGGATATGGATGTGTCTCAAATGTATGATTATGCGGTAGGAGTAGTGCCAACATTGTATTATCGTTTTGCGGCTTGCGTTCCATTATTTATTATATGTGGGCTATCTTTGGTTATGAGAGGGTCAAAATGACAATCAATACAGGCGGGTACAACATCAAGCCAATGCTTAGGTTCGTAGCCGTGCCAGTGGTGATATTCATTAGCTTTTTTGGGACAATAATGACATCGCAATGTGTCTGGCCTGGGTATTTTGCCAGAACGGACGGCACCATTGACAGTATAGCGAGCCTTGTATCTATCGGGATAAAGGGCTTTCATTCTCAAATCTTTTTTTGCTTGAGCAATTTTACCTTTCTGACTTTGTCTGTATCTTTTTTGGCTTTGTTTACCGTTGTTAGTTTTAGCGTATTGATAATAGCGAAGATTATGAAGTTTTTTGCCTTTTGGGGTTTTTTGCCAAGATATTACATTAGACTTGACGCAGTTTTTGCACCAATAGCTAAAATTATCAGGCGCACTTTTATCTTTATAAAAATCATTAATCGGTTTTGTTTTCTTGCAGTTAGAGCAATCTTTAGATATGATTTCGATAGCCATAATTGTTTCTCTATTAAACAGTTGTGGTTAAAGCCGCTAATTGCCAGCCACATACTGGTCAGCGGCTTGTTTTATTATAACGTATCTACAAGGCTAATCAAATGAAAAAAGTATTTATAGCGCTTATATTTTTATGTTTGACTGCGAACTGTTTTGCCTTGCAAAAGAATGTAGCCAGCCAGAAGTGGACTATATTTGCTTTTGACAGAACAGACAATTCAGCCAAAACAGGGGATTTGGGCCAGATTACGGGTAGTATATGGATAGATGGCGTTGAAAATGTCATTGGTGATACTAACCCAACTGAACTTGCACACGGTTACTATGAGTTTGATATAGACCAGGCAGAAACTAATGGCGATTACTTAGTTATGGACGCCGTAAGCTCTACCGGAAGTATCCAAGTTGTTGGCACACCAATGGCTGTATGGACAACTGCCCCGGCTATCAACACGCTTGCTATCGCAAATGCCAGGGTAGATGCGGATGCTATGGCAATCTCAAGGGATACTGTCTCTGCGGACAACCTTGAATTGATGTACGATACTACTGGTTATACGGATGCGACCGGACCTGCCTCGCGCGCACAAGTCGATAATATTGGGGCGGCGTCAGGCGGCTCGGTAAATATCAATATATCCGAGGACAATACAGGCGGTGCCATTGACCCAAGTTCGGCGACGTTTGTAGGTTCGGTGCAGGGCGCTACTACTTTTGTAAATCTTGAAGCAGAGGACGGCGTGGTGCATGACATTGATGACGCCGGACCAGACGATATTGATATTGTTTATGGAGCGGCAGTTGGGGGTGGCCGTACAGCAAGTCTGGCTTCGATAATTGCTAATGTTGACGGAAACAACGATGAAATTAAGGTCAAGGCATTTGACCATGTGGGGGCGGATTGGGAGATTATAGGCACGGTAGAGGGTTCCGGGGGAACAACGTTTAAGGCCCTTGACCTGGATTTATTGCTTAAACATACAGGAACCAGCACAGAATTGGGTAAGGTTTATATCCGTTTCGAGACCGACACCACTTCGCCTTCTAATTTAAGCATTGATAAGTTAATAATAAGGGCTGTAAACATAGGACAGTCAGTTGGATATGCCAATGGCCGGATTTGGGTAAATACTGTCAGTGGAGTCGCAGGAACGGAACCCTTTGTTAATGGTGTGGCTGACAATCCTGTAAATCTTATCGCAAGCGCTAAGACTTTATCGACATCGGTTGGGGTTTCGGATTTCCATATTATTAACGGTTCTACGATTACGTTGGCAGAAAGCACAACAAATGAATCATATTTTGGTGATAACTGGACTTTGGCTTTAGGTGGTCAGGATGTGGACGAGGCTTATTTTCAGGGCGCTCATGTCTCAGGCGTTGGGACATCAGCGACAGAAGTCCATTTTGAAGGTTGTGATATTGGAACTATGTCGGTACAGATTGGTCACTTTGATTTCTGTTCATTTGATGGCACTGTAACTCACACTCTTGCAGGCGATTATGAATATCATAATTGCTATAGCAATATTGCTGGGGCTGGCGCTCCGACTTTTACCAAAACTGCTGGTCAGGCTATCACCGCAGAATGGCGCAACTGGATGGACAGCATTACGGTTTCCGGATTGCAGTCTGGGGATACGATTACCATTAATGGCCGTCTTGGAACGGTGACGCTGAACGGTGCAGATGCCACCGTTGAGATAAGAGGGTCTTATAAGAGCATTGTCAACAACTTAACCGGAAGTCCTACTGTTAATACGGATGGCGCATGGCAGGGCTCGGACATCGAAGATATTCTTGCGGACACTGGTACAGATGGAGTTGTTTTGGGGGCTGATGCAATTACCGCCGCCAAGATAGCAGATGATGCTTTTGCTGCCGAACATTTTGCAACTAACTCTCTGACTAACGATGCTCTTGACGCAACTTGGGTTACGGAGATTTGGTCGAAAGCCATGGTTGATTTAGCTGCTGGTGCTCCCGATTTCAATGCTTCGGTTCTGGTTGCTATTAATTATATATACGAAGCGTGGCGAAACAGGTTTGTAACAAATACGACAGGTGGAGTTACTGAGGGGCGTTATTATAAGAATGATGGTACAACAATATTAGTAGAGTCAAACCAGACCGATGACGGAACCGATTTTGTTCGTGAAGAATTGGGGGCTGAAGACTAATGGCAATAGATACACGTGATAGACGAGCGGCGGCATTTGCAACGGGTCTTCCGTTTATCGTGATAACCCCGCTCGCAGATGGTTCGATAGGGGCAGAGGACAGAGTAATAATAGCACGAGAATATCCTGGCATTGCAAGAGGTTTGCCCTTTGATGGCGTTGGTGAAACAATGTATGGAATGATGAGAATGGTGAGAATGGTGAGAAGTATCTTACTACCATACGATTCAATGTATATATAGGTGAAATATGGGAACTGGACAAGATTTCAGGCAATCCGATGAGCAGTTGATACAAGCAGAGCTTGCCAAGATAATAAAAGTCAAAGATGGCAAATTGTATATTAAAGGAAAGTTGCAAAAGATAACTTTGCCGGGAGAACCTGGTGAGAATGGTGTAACGCCCAAGAAGGGCGTTGATTATCACGATGGCGAAGATGGCAAGACACCTGTCAAAGGTAAGGATTACCGAGATGGTAAAGACGGCATAACTCCTAAAAAGGGCGTTGACTATAAAGACGGCGAGGATGGATATACTCCACAAAAAGACGTGGATTACCGAGATGGCAAGGATGCTAAGCCTTCTGCCCACAGATGGAATGGCACTTGCCTGAGCTTTCAAAACCCAGATGGTACATGGGGTGAATCAGTGGACTTGAAGGGCAAACCGGGCGAAAACATTAAAGGTGATAAAGGGGACTCACTTGAACATGAATGGAGCGGCAAGGAGAAATTGATACGATTCAAAAATCCTGATGGTTCATGGGATTTATGGACTAACTTACAGGGTGAACCCGGCAAGCCAGGCAAAGGTATAAAGGGCGATAAACCAGTCAAGGGTATTGATTATGAAGTTAAAGATGGCAAGGATGCAGTATTGCCAGAGGCCGAAGAAATTCTGATTCTGAAAGATGTGAATCAGGTTGTGGGCGAGACTGGTAAAGTTGCCCTTGAAAAGCAATTCCTACCAATAAAAGTATTGAAGGTATAAAATGGCAAGAGCACCGATAGTAACTACTATAAAGGCGGACGAATACATTGCGAATTTGGTGCAGTTTGAGTCCGACGCTTCTAACTGGCTGTCTCTGTATCAGGACTGCGCTGATTATGGTATGCCAAACGATAATCAGATAACTATCAAGCGGAGTCCTGGCGAGGAGAAATTGGACACTTTTCAGACTGAAGGCGAGAACGATATTATCAAACTCGCATCAGGTCTTTATTCTTATATGTTCCCAACTGATGCGAAGGCTTTTACAATAAAGATTGATAACGAAGAGTTAAATGATGAAGATAAAGTAAAGCAAGCTCTTACGAAAGCAGTTGATGTAGCACACGAGCACCTGATCCAGAGCACTTTTAGACAAATGTTCTTCGGATTCCTGAAATCATTAGGCTGTTTCGGGACAGGCGTAATGTACGAAGAGCCGGGCAAAACTCAGACGATAAATTTCGTAAATTTCCACATAAAGAACGTCTTTTATGAAGTTGATGATGATGGTGTAATAGATACTATTTACCGTAAATTTGAGTACACCGCCCGTCAAGCTGTAAAGAAGTTTGGTAAGGAAAATCTCGGTACGCTTGTTACTACGGCTTACGCAAGCAATACTAAGCAACAGCGAAGAAAGAAGTTTAAGTTTATTCATATCGTAGAGCCTCGCGAGAATGTGGACGGTAAGAATACAGACCCCTTGACTATGGATTATTCGAGTGTTTACGTCTGCCGAGAGGATAAGATGATTGTTAAGGAGAGCGGTTATGAAGAGATGCCCTACCAGATAGCACCTTTTGACCAGGACGCCGAAGAGATTCGAGGCCGTAGTCCCATGATGAAGATGTTGCCGGATGTTAGACAATTATCGGTAATGGTGCAGACCCGAAGCAAAGGTTGGGAAAAGATATGCGATCCGCCTGGTGTATTTCCAAGTGACGGCAGCGTATGGCCTATGGCTACTCAGCCGGGAGGTGTTATGTATAAGATGCCCGGTGCCGACGAGCCAACGTGGTTTGAGTTCAAAGGCGATATTGCCGCTCTGGACGATGCTATTCAAAAGATTAAGGAGGAAATCAAGTCCGGCTTCTTCCTTGACCTATTTGATGTCCTGATAGATCGCAAGAACATGACTGCTACAGAGGTCCGGGCGAGAATAGAGCAGCAACTGAGATTCTTAACACCTATCATCGGAAGACTTCAAAGCGAACTATTTAACCCCATGATTAAGCGGGTGATAAACATCCTCATAAGAGCTGAAAAGATAATTCTACCGGAAATAATCAGTAATGTTGAATATACAATCGAATATCTCGGACCACTGGCTTTAGCAATGAAGACCCTTGAAACTCAAGGCTTTGTTATTGCGATGGAACAATTGAAAGGCTTTGCCGAAGCCGAGAGATTTGAATATATGGATAACTACAATGTTGATGTAATCACCCGCGACCTGAGCAGGAACAACGGCGTGCCGGCGACTTGGTTAAACGCCGAGAAGGAAGTTGTCGCCATAAGAGAAGCACGGGCAGTGGCCGAACAACGACAAGCATTATTAGAGAATATGCCTGGTATGGCGAAAGCAGCCGGCGACTTAGGTAAGGCGCCGGAAGATGGTTCAATACAATCGGAGATAAGAAATGCAGCCTGACAAACAAGAAGAACACAACAAAGCTGTAATACAAAAGATGGTAGAATCATGCGCCAAGTTCCAGAGGGTATTTAGCGGTTCAGAGGGCGAAGATGTTCTTGGGATGATAGAGGCTCAAGTCCCTAAAAACGTATTTAACAAAGACCCTTTTATTACCGCGAACAACTTGGGCAAGAAGGAATTGTTTGAATTTATAAAAAACGGTCTCGATGACAAGAAATTACAAAAGAATGTCGAGCAAATGAAGAAAATGTGTAAGGAGAAAAAGTAATGAATGAAATGAAAGAGACGATAGCTACACAACCGGGTGGCGTTATTTTTAAGAGACCCTCAGAAGAAGCAAAAAGAACTTGGAAGGTTGATTGTCTTGTGTGTGAAACTACAGTGGATTTGGACGTTTCTGATTATAAAATTATCAGTACGGACCAATGTGCTGAGTTTATACAAAAACCGTTATTTGTATGCTGCAAATGCGGGACGAATTGCAGAATAACATTACAACAGGAGAAAAAGAATGTTTAACGAATTTAATTATCGACCGAAGTTTGGCTCATTGTTTTTCAAATCGCCCTGCATGAAGTTTGAAGGCGACCCGGGCGGCGACCCAGACCCAGGCGGCGGTGGAGGTGGAGGCGACCCAGCCCCCGTAGCTCTTGTTGACCATGAGGGTAAGTTCACAGAGAAGTACCTTGAGCATTTTGATGAAGGTGACCGGGGAACCTTAGAGCGATTCAAGGAGACCGGCCTAAAGAGTATGGGCAAGTCTTATGCAGACCTTCAAAGGCAGTTCAGGAGTCCTGATGATTTCGTCAAAATGCCTAAAGAGGATTCATCCGACGAAGAAAAAGCTGCATTCCACAAAAGGCGAGGGGTGCCGGATGAGGCAAAGGACTATCCCAAATACGAGATTCCGGAAGTTTTGACTAACGTCAGTACATCAGATGAGGAGCAGGAATACTATAATAATCTGTTCAAAAAAGCCAATCTGACCCCGGCACAAAGAAAGATAATGGCCGATGGACACTATGAATATCTGAACAAGTTCCTCGGCGATGCTGCCGCGAAAGATCAAGAGGCTCGAGACCAAGCATTTGACGCGGCGGATATTGTACTGAACAGAAAATTCGGAAGTGGCCAGGCCAAAGACCAGAGGATATTGAGGGCCAATGCTATTATGCGGCATTACGGCGGCGAAGAAGCTGTGGCCTCACTTAATGCCGAAAACAACCCGTTTATGACATTATTCCTCGACAGGATAGCTCAGGACATGGCCCCGGCCCGGATAGAGGGCATAATGAAGGGCAGTAGCTCGCTTACACCCACAAATACTGACATTGACCAAAAGATGGCTGACCTGAGAAAAAAGCCCGGCTATTTCGATAGAAATCACCCAGACTACCAAAGCTTGATGAAACAAAGAGAATCATTAACGCTGCAAAGAACAGCGTAAGGAGATAAGAGAATGCAAAAAGAAGAAAAACCTATGAGAATATTCATTTATCAGCCGTTTTATACGAAGGACAAAGACGGCAAGGAAAAATATCTGAATACCAAGACGTATAAATTCCCATACTTCCCCATAAAGAAGGGCGACGTATTCGTGACAGAAAAAAGAGTCGATGAATTTGTCGAATTGACAAAGGACCAACAAAGCAAGGTCAGGGCTGTGAGATACAACCTGAATGATATGTCCTGCAACGTCCTCCTTGAGAATAAGATGATTGAGAAAAAAGAGGAACCCAAAGAAGGACCTGAAAAAGGAGAAGATGAACCCATAGAAACACCCGCTTCGTAAGCGGATAAATTGCGAATAACGACCGGCCAACCCGCAAGGCCCCGGTAACGGATCGCCGCCTAACAGGCGTTAAATGTAGAGGAGCCCCACTCGTGGCCAACCTTCTCGAAGAAACGTAAAAAATATCTTTGAGAAAGGATTAACCATGAGTATCAACCTAACTGACGGCATCCCAACTAATTTTGTGGATGACTTCAAAAACGATTTGATTTCCGTCACTCAGCAGAAACAAGCTCTCTTTGAGATGGCTGTAATGACCGAATCTCTTGTAGGCGCTGAGGACAAAGCATTCGACCTAATTGACAAGATGGAGATGCAGCCCAAAGAGGGCCGTAATCCCCCCACACCCCGAAACGACATATCCACACAGCGCAGGTGGGTATTCACCGACCCGTATCACAATGCCTGGCAGTTCGATAAAGATGATGACCTCAGTCATAAACTCGACCCTGCAGGCGCTACCGTTCGCGAAGCGAGGCGAGGCAGGAACCGCCAGGTTGACGATATTATCCTTGCGGCCTTCGATGCTACCGTCCAGTCCGGTAGAAGGAGCAATTCGAGTACAATCACATGGGCATCAGAGAATGGTAATGTAAAGTATACCGACTCATCCGGTGGCCGGACGATTGCCCACAATACAGCCGAAGGCAACGCATCTGCTGCTGATACCGGCATGACTGCGGAAAAGGCGGAGTTGATTGTAGAATACTTCAACAAAAACAATGTTGATCAGGAAATTCCGATTTACTGCGCAATATCACCGCGTCAGGCCACTAATCTGTTCGGTCAGGAGCAATACGTCAATATCGACTACAACACCAGCAAGCCTCTCGCAAACGGACGTTACCTGAAAGAATGGATGGGCATTACCTGGATTATGTCCAATAAAATCGTCAAAGGTACGAACAATGATGTTGATGGCGATACAAACGTCTATCGGTGCCCAGCCTGGGCGAAAGAAGGGATGATTCTCGGAGTATCCGATTCTATTACGGTAGAGTTGGACAAACTTCCCCTTCTGTCTTACGCACAGCAAGTCTATATCCACATGAACATGGGCGCAATGAGACTCAACGAGGATTACATCTGCTTTGTCGAATGTCAGTAAAAACCAAAAACTAAAAGTTTACAGAAAGGGAATAAAATGAGTTACACAAATTACAACACTTCGTTCCTTCGGAACAAGTTGGTTATTCCTGTGGGCGCAAGACTTGATTCTGTTGACGGCCCGGCTTTATGGAATCCAACAGCGGACCAAAGGCACGGCCTTGGCAGGATTCTTGAGTTGGATGACGGGACGAACAGGGCTTTCAAGTACCTGGAGAACGGGGCCACAGAAATTGCCAAGGCGAGAATGGTAGCAAGTGAAGCGACTGACCCCCAAACTAAAGACACTCTCCAGACAGCCTATACCCAAGATGTAGGCGATACCGTGATTGACATACTCGCCACCACAGGGAACGCTATCAACGACGGCGATATGATTAACAGTTGGATGTTCGTAAACCAGACGGCTGATGGTGCCGGCGCTGCTGGCGATAATTACCTGATTAACAATAACAAATGGGTAACAGGCGATACGGTGCTACAGCTTATACTTGCCGACCAAGAAGGTATCCGTAACGCTATAGCCGCCACGGCAAACCTCACAATCGTCAAGAACAAGAACAAAGATGTGATTGTCAAACCAGTAACCCTGACAGGTCCGATGATTGGCGTCACACTCGCCACTATTCCGATAGGTTACTTCTTCTGGGCACAGTTTAGAGGGCCAACCGTGTGCATTATCGACACTGGCGATACTGTTGTTGCCGGTGAACCTATCGGTCACATTGACGGTTCAGGTACTGTAGGTTCAGTCGGCTTGGTTGCAACGGTTGCTACCGATAACGTGGTAGGCCATCTTCTCACATGGGCTGACGGTGCCGACTTTGGTTTGGTCGATTTAACTAACATGGGCTAAAAAAAAAGGAAAACATTATGAAAAGTAAAATAAGTAAAATTACGTTAGCAACATTGCTGTTGGCGATGGTTGTTCTTTTGGCCGTTAATCCGGTAATGACTACCAGGGCAGTACCGATAAGGCCGCGCATAATTCCTACTATCGGCAATGCCGAGCTTCAGGGTGACATTTGGTATGTTGACGGCAATGCAGCTACTGCTGGCGGTAACGGTAAATCCTGGGCCTCTCCTATGCAAAGTCTCGCTACCGCTATGGCGGCTTCTCATGCGGATATTGCACGGTCAGCCGACAGGCAGTGGGCTGGCCGTAATACTATCTATGTTAAAGCCGACGAGATTACCGCGGACTTTACCACTATGGCTCAAAAGACAGACATTATTGGTGTCGGCAGTAATGACGGCTATAAAAAAGCAGGGATTACCGGAACATGGATAATACCAGATACCGTATCGTATTTGGGTTGCAGATTCTTCAATATGATGTTCACTGACGCAGGAGCAAGCGCTATCTTTGACATGGATACGCAGGGCGGTATTGAATTCCATGATTGTCTATTTGATGCAAGCGCTGCAACAACGATAGGAATAAATGCAAAAGATTGTTCATGGCTCGTAGTTAATGGGTGCGAGTTTTCAGCAGTAAGTGCTTCGGCTGAATTTGATACCGCTTGTATTCAGGTTGACGATGGCGACAATTCAATTTATGGATGCAGAATAGCTGGTAACATTATGACTGGGGCTGCCATTGGAATAGATTGGGATGATACGGCTGCGTATAATTGTTTCATAGTAGATAATTATATCCGTGCGGTCGGTTTAACTATTGACGAAGAAGGCGACAATGTTTTTGTCATAAACAATCGACTGATTACGGATGTAGATACTACTACATCCACGGCTGGATATGATTTTAATATCCAATTATCTGCCGGTAATATCCAAATGGGTGTCACTGGATTAGGCGATACGATTCCATTTGCTAAAGTTGCGGAATAGTGACGCATTGTACTTAACAGGGACGGGCTTAACCGTCCGTCCCTTATTTTTCTAAGGGGCATACTATGAGTATGACCGAGAATGCGGCAAATATAGCATTATGCAATCAGTCACTTGGCTATATTGGCGCAGAGGCGATAGTCTTAAACGGCACGTCTGTTAATCATACATACTGCACGCTATTCTTTGATGACAGCCGCGATGAGATGCTTGTCAATCACATGTGGAATTGGGCGAGTATAACAGCCTTCGCAATTGAGACTACGGCCCTTTTGCCCTTTTATGACAACGCTTTTACTTTACCATCCGACTGCCTGAGAGTATTGACGGTGGATGAAGACCCCAAATCGAAATGGAAAAAAAGGACTAATACGATATATACCGATAGAGGTGACGTTGCTCCGGGCTATGATGAAGATGGAGTTGTTTATCTCGCCGGGCAGTATATATTATCCGATGATTCCGGTAGCGACCTCACATATTTAGTCGATACAGGTTTTACATCGAGTAGCGAAACTTCTGACCTTGCAACATATTGCACCGCTCAAAGTGCTTCTCTTAAAATCGTTCCTTTAGAGTATATCTATCAGGTAACGGACGTATCGACCTATCCTTCTTTTATGAGGATGGTCTTCGTAATGAATTTAGCAATCAGGTTGGTATCTCCGATAATTCAGGGCGCTGCTACACAGATGCTTCTCAGTCTACAGCAGAGCCTTTTTGGTGCAAAGGGTGTTTGGGGTTATCTTGATTGGGCCAAAGCCATTGATGCTCAGGAGGCTGGCGATGAGCCAATTAAAACAAATACATTTATCAATGCGAGAAGAACCGGAAGAATCGGAACGAGATGAAAAAAGCAATCTTAATCATATTATGTTTATGTAGCCTTGCTTTTGCCCAGGGCTTGCCGTATCTGGTATTGAGAAGCTTTAATGGTGGGGAAATGTCACCGCTACTGAACCCCAGAGAAGACCTGTCCAAATTTCACTCCGGCCTGTCCCTGATGGAGAATATAATTCCCTTACCACAGGGGGCGGCAGAGAAGCGCCCGGGGACGGTGTATGTGGCAGGCTCAAAGAGCAATACGAAAGTCAGGATGCTTCCTTTTGAGTTTTCCACCGACCGGTCTTACGCTATCGAAGCGGGCAATCAATATTTCCGGTTCTTTACGGATAATGCTCAGGTTCTTGACGGAGTAGGTACTGAGGATTTGAGTGGTGTAGATGGCGGCAATCTTGTTGCTCATTGGCTGTTGGATGAAGACGAGGGAACTACTGTTGTTAATGATGATAACCCAGGTACATTGGATGGTATTTCGTCAACTGGCGCTTCTAATCTCTCTGTTGAAGGCAAGGTTGGCACTGGCTGTTTTGATTTGGACGGACAATACAATGTATATATGTCCGATGCCGCTGCGCTTAGTTTTACAGACAACACAGACGATGAGCCATTCAGTCTTATGTGTTGGGGTTATGTTACAGAACAAGCAGGGTTTCAGAACTTAATATCTAAATGGGACGAAACTACTGGTGCGATTGCAATGGAGTATAGGTTGAGTTTGTCCTCAGAGCGTAAATTGCAGTTGCATCTCGCAGATACTAATGTGAACTTAACTGGGGATTTACTTGCACAGTGGTATCTCAACGATACGGCTGGGAATACTCATTGTGATGAGGTTACCACCAACTATGATGGGGTGATTGCTGATAGTGAATTTGCAAGCACTCTAACTGCGACTGGTTTAGCTGCCATGACCCCATGTTATGATTTTGATGGCCAGTATGCTGTGGAAGTAGCAGACGCCCCTGGACTAAGTTTTGATGACTCTGGCACGAACCCTTTTAGTATTACTGCTTGGGTATATGGTGTTGCGGCTGGTGTTGAGCAAAACATTATTTCAAAGGCAGATTTTAACAGTGGTTCTGAGGCAAGAGAGTGGAGATTATTCATACAAAGCAATGAAAACATCGTTTTTAGATTATATGATGAAAGCGCTAATGCTTACATATTTTGTCAAGGCTCGGTTGGAGCAATAGGATGGACTCATATCGTTGCTACTTATGATAGTAGTGGAGGAGTAAGTGGTAGAAATGGTATGAATTTGTATGTTGACAACACTAACGTGACTGCTCTTAGGTCAAGTGATGGAACTTATGTTGCGATGGAAGATACGGCTACTAACGTGGTTATTGGAGCTTATTATGGTACAGACGGAAATCTTGGTAACTACTTTGCAGATAGAATAGATAATGTAATTCTTTTTGATGCAGAAATTACGCAAGCAACTATCTCGGCGCTATATAATGGAGGAGCAGGCCGAGAAGTATTAACGAGTTCTGCTACTGAAATATCAGCCATAGCAGATGACGCGACTACAACTGGATGGCATTTCTTTACCTCGACTTACAGTGCACCGGACAATGGTAGTGCAACAGCAGCGGATGGCATCATACTTTATGTCGATGGTGTGGCTGTTGATATAACAGCAACTAATAATGCTGCTTATGGAGCAATGCAGGATGGAGCGGGATTATTCAGGATAGGTGCCCAGGAGTCAATAGGTGGCGCCGCTGAGAATTTCTGGAATGATAAAATAGATGAAGTTTCCATATTTAAGGATGTACTTACACCAACAGAAGTAGCGAGCCTGTATTCGACAACTGAGTACGAGATAACAACTCCATATCTTACAGCAGACTTATTTGAATTGAAAAAAGAGCAGTCCGCCGACGTTCTATACATTACACATCCAGATTATGAGCCTCGAAAGCTATCAAGATTCGGCAATACATTATGGACACTGACTGCCACTGATTATCAAGACGGGCCTTTTATAGACGAGAATGCTGACGAGACATATTTCATAACGCCATCGGCGATAACCGGGAGTATTACACTAACTGCGACCGGAACAGACAACAAGCCATTTTTTACAGGAACAACGGCAGGCCACGAACCGAGTGGAAGTGCTGAAACCTCAAAGTCTCAAACCGGAGCATTATTCAAAATAGTGCAGTCCCTTGCAACAGGAGCTTATAACACAACCTTAACAAACAACTATACATCAAATCAAACAGAGAATACATCATGGTTGGATTGTGGAACTATTGCAAAGGGCGTGACTTGGTATCTTACTACCCTTAATACCTGGACAGGCACTTTAGAAGTCCAAAGGAACTATACAATCGGTGCTGCGCATGGTGTAGCGACATGGGAAACAGTATTTACGTTTCAATCTAACGATGATAGAAACGCATCGACTAATGCAGAGGAAACAGTTGAGGCCGCAGATTATCGTTGTATTCTAACGGCCTCTGGTGACGCTGCTGAGACCTGTGATGTATATTTTCGCATTAGCGATACTGACCATGTAGGCATTGTTGAGATAACTTCGGTCACAAGCCCAACAGTAGCAATTGGAACAGTTGTAAAGACCCTTGCTGATACCACAGCTTCTCATCGTTGGTCTGAGGGGGCCTGGAGCAACTATCGCGGCTGGCCCCGAGCGGTCACGTTCTTTGAGGACAGGCTTACTTTCGGGGGGAACTTAAATCAGCCCGATACAATATGGCTATCAGTAACCGGCGATTATGGGAATATGACAGCTGGGCCAGATGATGACGAGGCAATGCTGTTTACTCTATCGTCCAGGCAAGTCAATGTAATCGAATGGATGGTAGGAAAGAATAACCTTATCATAGGTACATCCGGGGCCGAATGGACTTTAAGGGGGGGAACTGATGAACCCTTGACCCCTTCTAACGTTAAGGCGGAACATCAGTCAACTCACGGCAGCGCAAATCTTCAAGCGACTTTAGCATCTGAGAGCGTATTGTTCTTTCAGCGTGGCGCAAAGAAGATGCGGGAACTTGCGTATAACTGGGAAACAGATGCCTACGTTGCCCCTGATATGACCTTGCTGGTACCGGAAGTTACCGGCGACGGCATAAAGGATATGGCCTATCAGAAGATTCCGAACTCAATTCTTTGGTGTGTGAAGGAAAACGGCGAACTGGCGATATTCGTCTATGAGAGAAACGAATTAGTAACGAGCTGGTCGAGATTCATTACTGACGGACTTTTCGAGTCTGTAGCGGTGATAAACGGCGACCCGGAGGATCAGGTTTGGATATCGGTCAAGCGAACTATGGCCGGCGTAAATCAGGGTACTGCCGTCAGGTATATAGAATATTTCTCAGCAAGAGACTTCGGCACCGACCCTTGTGATGCCTACTTTGTCGATTCAGGCATAACTTACGACTCGACGGCCACGACTACGATAACTGGCCTTACACATTTAGAAGCCGAGGCGGTAGCGGTGCTGGCTGATGGTGCTATTCAATCAAATAAAACTGTTTCAGGCGGAGAAATTACTATTGCCAGTGCTGCTACCGTTCAGGCCGGGCTTCCATTTACAGTCCAAATGAAAACAATGCCTTTGAGCTTTCTGGGGCAAGGCTCATCTATTCTGGGCAGGATAAAGAGGGTAAGCGGAGTAATTGCCGAATATTACAATAGCGGCGACTTTGAATATGGTAAAGATGCGACAAATACGTACACCATATCGGTAGATGGCATAGGTTCGGACATTACAGATAGGAAGACGTTCCCTGCCGGATATGGAAAGAAGGGGCAAGTTTTTATATACCAGTTATCCCCGGAGCCATTTACGTTAGTATCATTAGGACTGGAGTTTGCAGTATTTTGAAAAAGGATGAAGTATGGGTAAAGAGAAAGAATTAAAATCTTGTCCTTTTTGTGGAGGAGAGGCTGAGCTTACTGACCACGGAGATGGAACTGGAGGTTGGATGATAAGTTGTAAAAACAATTGTGGCGTTTTGATGGTTGCCCGACCCAGACGGAGTTATCCTAAAGATGTAGATATACACGAAATGGGCAAAAAACTGACTATATCAGCTTGGAATACTCGCAAAACCACAGGAGAATAAATGAGCGTTTTCATAAGACCATTTAAGAAATCAGACTTAACCGCTTTCGAGCCTATTGAGCAGATTGAAAATGAGTTCAGCCCGGAAATGGCTCAGGCGATAGAGGACTCCGGCCTTTCGGTAACGGGAATAAGAGATGGTAGAGTGGTCGGATGCGGAGGCGTCCACCCTATAACCAAAGAGCAGGGCGAAATATGGCTCAGGCTGAGTGATGACTGCAAGAAACATAAACTCGATACGATAAGGTGGCTCAGGGACGGCTTTAAGATTATTGAGGAAACTTTCAGATTTAAGCAGATTAACGCAACGATTCGATGTGAGTTTGCCCAGAGTATAAAATTAGCGAAGCTTGTAGGCTTTGTGCAGACACAGACCAAAATCATTGACGGCAAGAAATGGGATATATTCAGTAAATTGGTGAAGCAATGACAGGCGTAGGCAATCTAACAGCAAAAGGCTTTAATGAGTTTGGCAGGATAACTAAGCCCATAGAGCCTATTAGCAAGGGATTCACTGAACTTGGAAGGTTTGCCAAAAAAAGAGCCGACGAAGAAAAGCGGGTGCGCCGAAAAATGGGTTTTACTACCCAAAAACCTAAGATGCTTGAATTACTTGACCCTGTAAAGCCTGACCCACTGCCGACATACATAGAAATTGAGCCGGCCAAAAAAAGAAAGAAGGTAGGAAGGGGAGCGACAATATTAGCAGATAGAATGAATCGAAGACGCCAAATCCTCAATACGAAACCTGGAGGCTCAATCTTACGATGACAGGCGGCGAAGTTGCAATAATATTAGCCCTGACAAGCGCTGGCGTATCGGCCTATAGTTCATACCAACAGGGCCAGACTGCCTCTGCTCAAGCAAAGACCGAAGCCGCCTGGCATGACTATAATGCAAAAGTATCCAAAAGAGAGGCTGAGGAAGAGCGTAAGGCCGTTGATTTTGAGTCCATACAGCACACAAGGAAGACAAAGCAGATATTAGCCCGCCATAGAGCCTTAAGAGGTATATCAGGCGTTACAGCCGAAGGTAGCCCCCTTCTACTGGCCGAGGACACGGCGGCACAGTTAGCTATTGAAGGCGCTAATATCAGAACTGTCGGCCAAAGGAGAATTGGTGCATTTAAGTCCAGGTCTATTCTCGATACTGCACAGGCATTCGCTGCCCGTAAGTCCGCTAAGGGATTGAGGCAAGCGGGCGCACTCAGGGCCGGGGCTTCTATTTTGCAAGGTGGTGCGCAAGCAGCTTTTATGGGTTCTCAGATGAATAATTAAATTATTGGGATTATAATATGAGTCCTTCTTTTCCAAGATTTACTGCTACAACGGTACCGAGAAGCTCTGGTTTGGCCCGGGCAACCAATATAGGGGCACTTGTCCGGACCAGCGACATAGCCAAATGGCAGGGCCTTAGTGCAATAGGGCAAGCCATACAAGCTACCTCTGGACTGGCCTTTCAAGCATACCAACACAGGCAAGATTTGGATAATAAGATAGAATCTGGCAAAGCTACTCAAAAGATAAAAGATGTTGCCTCACTTATAGAGAAAGCCAGAAGTGGTTTCAATCCTACTATAGACCAATTGCTACCAGACGACCCAGACTATTTGGAACAAGGGCCAACATTTAATACTGATATGAGGGACGGATTTGACAAAGAGGACGCGAATGAATTTCTAAAAAAGACTAATAAAATAATCAGTGGCATTAGAAGTCCAGAAGTCCAGGCGAACATACAGAGTTGGCGTGATGAAAATACTCTTGCGTTACTTGGGCCTGCAAGTAGTACAAACCGTAGGGTACTCCAAGACTTTCACGTTACCGAAATAGACAAACTGCGTGTATCGGCAGCAGAGAATGGGGATATAGCGATTGCCGATTATTACGCTGATTTGATGGATGATAACCAACTGATTACACATGGAAAAGCGGAGGCTCTGAAAAAGAACAACAAGATAATCGCAGCTACGAGTTCCGTAGAAAACATCAAACCCGTTTTAGTCGCTGCTATTACCAGAAGCGGTAACAGCGAAGACGGATACAAAGTCCTTGATGCGGCAACGGCACAACTTGTCAAGGACGGTATATTAACTGAGCCGGAAGCCGCCGAAGCCAATAAGAAACTTGGCGATTGGATAGATAACTATGTGGCAGGAAGAATCAAGGCGGCGAAAGAGGCAGATAAACTAACTACTATACAGTCGTATCGGGAAATGAGTAAGCCTATTCTCAACGGCGAATTAACTTACGATGATATAGACAATAGTGGTTTGCGAGAAACACGCCGAAGCGGAGAGAGTGTATCTGATGCAGAAAGGTGGAGGAAATACATTAAGGGGTCATACAAAGACGCACCGACCAAAAATGCCCCAGAAGGGCATACCGTATCATTTGCCGCCGTCTATGATGTGACAACATTACAACTCTCACCAAAGGAAGGGTATGACGTTTTATTGGAAGCTCGTTTTGTCGATGGGTCTATCACAAACGAACAATTTGAGTGGGCTGTAGATAAGATAGAAAACCCGTATCAAAGGCATGTACTCGAAGACCTAAACGCAACTCTAAAATCGAACCTTGAGGATTTCAATAGGCTATTTGCTTCTGATAATGATCGCAATAAAAAAGTCAATGAAGCATTGATTAGCTGGGCTGACGACTTGATTAAACAAGACAAAGTACCATCAAAGAAAGAAATGTTTGCTATGTCGTCTGCTTTCAGGGCTGGTGGCGGACAGCCGTATGATATTGGGGCTGTCATCGAGCGTGGCGGAAGGCAGTGGGAGATAGTTGGATTTGATGCTGACGGTGAACCTTTAGTGGAAGAAATACCATAATGCCGATAGCACTTAAAGATATTCCTGTTGGCCGACTAACTCCCGAAGAGACGGAAGCTCTTTCTAATAAGACTTTCGATTACGCCGATAAAGAGCGTGTATCTATGCGCGAGGCAGAGCGGAGGATAAAAGAGGAAGTGGATAACGATTCTATCCGCAGACAGCTTATGAGGGCGGGTGAGTTTGAAAAGGCGTGGAAGATACCGAGGTCTGAACCACCTTATATCTTAGAAAAGGGATATGGAGAATTTACTTTTAAGGAAAAGACGTTTGAGGTCGCAAAGGCGATGCATAGAGGTCTCGGCGCTATCGTTAAGTTTCCAGGTGTAGCATTAAAGGCACTTGGTGAAACAGTACTCACCAGAGCGGAGATTGCCGAGCTTAAAAAGTCACCATCCGCAATTCAACGGTATCGAGCAAGGGTAATGGAAAGTCCTGCGGGAAGGGGGGGTCGCTCCATTGCCAATATGCTTAGGCGGGCTGGAAATAAGTATATCGAAGTTGTTAATGGAATGATGTTGGACGAATCGCCTGAATCAAGAAGTGTGCGAGCGCAAGCGTTTAGGAGTGCGCCTTTTTATAGAACATCAATGGCTGCTGGCGAATCTGTCCCGACTTACGGATTAGCGATAGTTTCAACACTTACTTCTGGGAATCCCAATATAGGTCTTCTTGTTTTAGGTACTACTACCGCCAGTTCGTCTTACGAGAGTTTAAGACAGCAGGGCGTTAATCCTGATTTAGCATTAGTAGGCGCTACCCTTGAAGGCACTATCGAGATGGTAACTGAAAAAGTACCGATGGATATGCTAATGAAAGGTGCTGCCAGGCCGTTATTGATTAGGGCGTTAAGTGTTGGTACTGCTGAATCATTCCAGGAACTTTTTGCCCAGTTAGGCCAGAATTATGTTAGTGCTGTAGTTAAAGATATTGACCCAGAAGATTATTCTACTGTTTTACAGGCCGCACAACAGGAATGGTCTATTATCCATCAAGGCTGGCAGGATGCTATGGCCGCAGGTTTTCTTATGGGTACTGGCGGTGGGGCGTTTGTGAGTGGCAGACCTCCAACAGCCGAAGTCTTTGGCTTTAGAACAGCCGAAGAAATGAGGGCTGATTATGGCTTTGTTCCTCGTAATGTTAATGAAATAATATCACTGACAGACCAAGTCAAACAGCGAGTTAAGGATGTAGAGAAAAAGGCTAAAGAGGCCGAAAAAGCCCCCGAAGCCAAGCCAGTGGGAGCAGAAAAGAAACAGCAGGCTATAGATTTCGTCAAGGGTATACTGAGTCAAGAGCAATACGCCACCTTAGACGAGAAAGCCAGAACCGAGATAGGCCAGAAGATGCTTGCCGAGCAAGGCGTGGAAGTAACGCCGGAAGAGCTTAAAACACCCCCCACAGTACCGATTCCAGCCCCACAGCCTACGCCTACTGCGAAAAAGCCCACCGAAGCGGTAGAAATACCCCAGAAACCCACAGAGGCGGTAGGGCCTGTTGATACGCTGAGTGAGTGGGTACGTCTTAACCGCGAAATAGACGATACTCTGAAAGAAATGCAAAAGGTCTCAGGGCAAGCAAGAGAAACTTTACGTGATAAATTAGGGTCCTTGCAAGTTGAGCGGAACGCATTGGATATGGGCCATAAAGTACGCGAGATGACGCCCGAAGAGATTGCAGAAGATGAAGAATTTCAAGCGATTGCTCAAGACATCTTGAACGCAGGACCAGACAAGGTGAATGCTGCTCTTGATATACTTGAGCGTCGGATAGGATTGCTAACAAAAGTGTCGGAAGGTATTTTAACGCAAGAGGAAGCCGATACTCTTACGGCAAAATTCGTAGCGGCCGCAAAAGCACGTATCCCAGAGCCACAACGCAAACAGGTGCCATCAAGAGAAATACCCCCAAAAGCAGCAGAGGCCATTCCAGCCCCACAGCCTACGCCTACTGGACGAAAGGCCGAAGTAGCCCCTGTTACAGGGGTAGAGGGGAAGGTATTTTTCCATGCAGAGCGTACAGTTGGGGATATAAAAGAAGGAAAGGTGCTTGGTACTTTCTTAACTGAAGATAAAATAGTTGCTCAAAGATTTGCAGACACAAAAGGTAAAGTATCTGAAGTTACAGTCAAATTCAATAATCCACTTATTATTACACCGATAAACAAAGAATTTCCAGAAGCATTTGATAGCGAAGAATTTCTTAATGCAATGCAGGAGGCTGGCGTAGATTTCAAAGGAGAAATAGACGGTGATACCTTTTCGGAGATTCTTGATGATGGTGGAAAACCGCTTATCAATGCAATTAAGAAGGCGGGATTTGACGCGTTGGTTTTTCCTGATGTGCAAGGTAATAAGAATTTTGATACAACGCTTGTATTTGACAAAAAGAATGTATCTGCTTTAGCCCCCACCCCTACCGAAGCCAAGCCAGAGGCGGCTAAAGAAATAGGCGAAGGCGAAGAAAAGCCAAGAGGAACGTCTGTAAGCGTAATGGCACAAGCTATTGAAGATGAGATAGTAGAGGAGAATAAATCGCTTTATGACGAGATACCCACCTATCGTGCTATGAATATGAGGGAGCAAGCTGAAAAGGCATTAGCTCTTATTGAAAGTGATTTAGAGAAAGCCAAGCGGGTAGCATTTTATCAAGAGGCGGCACCGCCTGATTTATTCCCTGAGAATGTCTTTTCTGCTTTGCGTACTTACGCCAAAATGAATCTTGATATAGACTTAATAATGGATTTAGCTCTCAATGAAGACGTAGTAAGAGAGCATACTATTATGGGTAAGCGTATCAAGTCTTTAGATACCGACCAGGACTACGGCGATCCTATTAGGGCAGTCAGGGAGGTAGTGGAATCCCGTATGGAGCAGAAGGTTCGCAGGGGCGAAGACATTTCTGCTCTCGAAGTCAAGTTAAGAGAGTTACAGACCGAACTTGACAAAGCAACGAAAGAGCGTGCCGAGTTCACAAAGAGGGCGGAACGGACATACGGAAAACGAAACAAACTCGTATCCCGCACTGACTATGACAATATAATGGCTCGCCGCAAAAAAGAGGCTGGGGGCTTTGCCGGACGAGAAGGCGGTGTGGCTTATGTCCCTACGGCGCAGGACTTTGCCGATATAGCCAAAATAGCGACATTCCACCTTGAGGCTATGGGTAGAGACTTCGCCAAATGGTCATACCAGATGACAAGGGATTTCGGCGACTGGATTACTCCTCATCTTCGAGATGAGTACGACAAGGCGATTGCAGAAGCTAAAAAAGCGGGCGTAGAGATAAAAGAATCAAAGCGCCTAATCACTAAGAAGAAAAGACTTGCTACAACTACGGGGAAAATTGAGGCCAAACTCGAAGAACTCGACTTGGCGAAAGTGCCACGAATACCGATAGAACTTGACGAGGAAGGCCAGAGATTACAAGCCGCCTACGACGTTGCCAGGGAGAAATACAAGGCTGCTCAGGCGGTCGCTAATATCATTACAGAAAAAGAAGTCCGTATCATAGCCCAGTTATCTAAAGATGCCGCCGAGCGCAAGGCTGTAATGGAAAAGTCCGAGAGGCGTAAAGAAGGTGAGGGTGCAACGCAAACCGAATTGGAATACGGAACTGCAATATCTATGTTCCTTGAATATGTAAACGACCTGAAATTTGAAGCTAATAAAAGGACGATGGGTGAAGTCATTAGGAATTACCTGAAGAACCCAGTGGATTTTATTAGTGATTTCGCAGGAACTATGAAGGCAGCAAAGGCTTCTCTTGATAATAGTTTCCATTTAAGGCAGGGTTTACCGACATTCTTAAAGGCAATCACCGGACATATACCATCAGCTAAAATCTGGTGGAAAACATTTATAAAGTCATGGAAGATGATGTGGGACACGCTTCGGAAGCGCAAAGTAATGCGGGGCTTGTTTGCCGAGATGATTTCTGACCCCGACTACGATCTGTTAAAAAAGAGCAAAGTAGCCCTTAATGTGATTGAAGAGGAAATTCCCGTTGACATTCCAAGCCGGATACCGCTTTTGGGAATATTGTTCAGAATGGGCGAGAATGCTTTTGTTGGCTCGTCTCGCTATATGCGGTATCAACTTGCCAAACAGTACCTTAACGTATGGCGCAAGAGTGGAGTGGAACTTAATCAAAGGGAACTGGAAAGTATAGGCCGTTTAGCAAATTCTCAGACTGGCAGAGGCGAGATAGCGTCTAAAAGTAAAAAGCCAGGACTACTTAATAATCTTTTTTGGTCACCACGTAACCTGCGGGCTTATGTTGATATTCTGACAGTCCACATGTTCGATAGGAATATAAGTATGTTTGCCCGTAAACAAGCGGCTCTAAACTTACTAAGATATATTTCCGGTGCGGCTATGGTCCTTGCCCTTGCAAAATGGATTGATGATGATAGCGTAACGTGGGATACAAAGAGTTCAGATTTTGGCAAAATTAGAGTAGGCAATACAAGATTCTCTGTGGGCGGCGGTATGGCAATCTTGGTTATATTGGCCTCTCGGTTGATAAACCGAAAGTTTACGAGCAGTACAACCGGCATAACTAAATCTATTGATACGGGTAAGTTCGGTGCATTTGGCGGTAAAGATTTAGTATTTAACTTTGTAGAAAACAAATTATCTCCCGCTGCGGGATTAGCTCTTTCAATTATTGACCAAAAAACCTGGGAGGGTGACAAGTTAACGATACCTCAGATGGTCGATGATGCACTTACGCCATTGATTGTCCAGAATGTATTTGAGACGGGAAGTGCTGAGGACTCAGCGAATGTATTGGCCGCACTAATAGCAGAGACTATGGGTGTAAATGTTCAAACGTACAGTGACAAGAAAAAACAAAAGACGAATAAAAGGACGAAATTGAAATAGAAAGGTCTAATTGATGACAAAGAAGACTGATATGGCAAAATGGATTATCGTAGCATTAGCATTATTAACGCTTGCGTTCAATTCGGGAATACTTTATAATGATGTTAAACATCTCAAAACCGATCTTACAGAAATCAAAATGGATGTAAAGTCAATAAACGCATACTTATTGCACCAAAGCGAGGAAGAATAATGGAAGAGAAAAAATCCAAAGTAGAAGGTTGGCGAAAGATGGGCGTAGGAATGAGCGCCATAACCGCATTGGCTGCTAAAGGTGATACAATGGCCTTCAAGATAGCAGTGCTGATATGTGTTATTGCTTGTGTCCACATGGTTTGCCAGAGTATATTGGATTATGAAAAAAGGTCGCCAAAACCTGATTGAAGATAAATATGCTCTACAAGATGCTATCAAGAGAGCCTTGACGATAAATGATGAAGAAGAAGTCAAGCGTTTGACTTCTCATTTGAAGTGGTTGGAAAATTATTTAGGAGAACTAAAATGGTACAGAAAATTGTATTACTGGTGTGTCTATCGCTTCTTATGACAGGATGCGGTAACGAGAGTTTCTGGGCATTTGGTGACGATGATGCCCTCGGGGTCCGCATAGGAACGGAAGTGGTCGAAAACGTAGAGGTCGGAGTTTCAAGTATTTGGTGGCCGGAGAATGATAATGATACGCAGCTTTACGGAGCTTACGCCCTCTATCACTTACCGAGTGATGATGAGGATATTGTATGCACCTATGTAGGTGCTCAAACTCCGCTCAACAACAATTACGACCAAGTAGCTCCGGTAATCGGTGTCATTTACGATGAGATATTCTTTACTGAATATCAATATCGGAATTGGGACAATAAGGCCGCTCAAGAAGAGGACAAGATTGTATTCGGTGTGAGAATAAAATTCTGAAAAAATTACAAACAGTATTCATCACCCTCCTCCGAAAGCCCTGTAGAAATATAGGGCTTTTTTATGTGTCCGAATAACTAAATGTCCGAACGTAGATTATTTAAAGATTTAATTTGACAACAGCCGATAGTATGTTATCTTTGTGATTATCAAAAGTTAATAGGACGTGAAAATGGTTACACGGAATTCTACAAACAGTTTATTTATCGAGGGCGAATATCGTCCGGTCCCCGCCAGTCGTGTAACCAGTTCGTCCTCGATTTTATTTTGAGCAGGAGTAACAAGAAATGAAGGTTATCAACGAAACCAATTATGACACTCGATATTTGCGAAGCCTTTTTATTAAATGCGAAAAACACGAAGGGACAAATCATAAGTATCGAACCGTCAAAGTAATTTATAATCGCTCAGGGCGTACTGGTGGTTATGCTTGGTATAATTCTCACTCTGTCGTTATGAAACTTCCCAAACGCCAAATGATAAAAATAGTTGATTATCAAACTGGCAAAAAAGGAAGTGAAGAACATGGGGCTTGGAGTCATCAAGTAGCACAAACCTACATCCATGAAGTCGGACATAATTTGGGGCTGCACCATAAAGACATGCCATACAGCTCAACGATAGATGTATCTTGGTTGCCTGATGAAATTATCCCTTTGAAAACACAGAAAGTCAAAAAGCCCAAGACTAACATAATCGAAGTCCGAGCAACTAAAGCACAAAAGAAATTTGACGAATGGATTAAGAAACTCAATCGAGCAAAAACATATACAAAGAAATACCAAAGAAAAGTCAAATATTATGAGAAAAAAATGGCCGCTTTACCCAAAGCCGAAAAGCAGGGCGGTATTGGTAGCGCGCTTTCGAGTTCGTCCATTAGGCGCAAAGCTGAGGAACGGAATTTTGAAGAAAATGGCTAAAAACGGGAATTTACGAGATTGAGCAGGAGTTAGTGATATGAGCCAGGTATCAAAATTATTTAAGCCGCCATTTCAACTTATTGGGCTAAATCATAAACAACCCAAAGGTGAGTTCTTCATGCGGATTGTTAATACTGATGGCGCAGACCTAAAAGGAAAAGACCTCAGAGAGCTTATTAACAGAGCAAATAGCCAACCTGATTTACTGAAAGCGTTAAAAAACTTATTAGAAGTTGATTATATGAGAGATGAATTTCACGATGAAGGCCGAGCTGCCATAGCCAAAGCAAAGCAGGGAGGGGAGTAACGAGATGAATAAATATGCAAGCAATACAACAGTTTCAGTAGGCAAGTCAAAAAATGAAATTGAAAAGTTGATTATCAGATTTGGAGCTAAGCAATTTATGACTGGCATTGATGGCAATAGGGCGTTTGTGTGTTTTGTGTACGAGAACCGAGCTATCAAAAGAGAAATTGCATTGCCCCTACAATCGGATTTCGCCAAGACTCCTGCTGGAAGAAAGATGCGCTCGAGAGAAGATATGATAAAGCATTGGGAACAAGCGTGCCGCCGAAAATGGAGAGCGTTAGCACTGAGCATAAAGGGCAAACTTGTTTCTATCAATGAGGGTATAGCGAATTTTGAAGATGAGTTTTTGGCCTATACCTGCTTGCCAAGTGGAGAAACTGTAAGCGATTGGCTTCAACCACAGATAGACAAAACAATAGAAAGCGGGAAAATGCCAAAGTTATTGGTAAGCGTGAAGTAATTCCCAGAGATAGCACCTGCTGAACATTTGAAAAGTAAATAGAGTTTATATCAGGGGCAGGGGTGGTGGCGTATAAGCGGGATAAGGCTATTAACGAACCGTACAATATGGCAAATCCCCAAAAGGCAGAGAGCCGTTTGAAGTAAGGTATTAAGTCCATTTGCGCTATAGCTCGCTTGCCCACTTTGCCTCTGATATTTGATGCTGGCGGCGGGTGGACGAGAAGCCAAAAGCGATGTACGCTCGAACGATAAATCCTACCCGCCAGCACCTTTATTAAGAGAGAATCCGCGAAAGCGGCTCACGAAGACCGCCCGGACGTCGGCGGGTTGCAATTGGTCGCATGGGTGGAATTAGAGGCCACCAACAGGCGTGACAGACCAGAGGTCCGAGCCAGTGAGAGGCTGGCATTATTAATCATTTTAATTTCTCAACGGGACGGCAAATAGGCAAAGGCAGACAACTTGAGGCCGTCCTGTGCAATCATAAATATTTGAAAGGATGTGAAAAATGGAAAATGTAAGAATAAGAGTTGCAGAAAATTGTGGCGGTTTTCGTTGGTGGTTTGGAATTTATATAGGCAGAAAATCGTTATTAGAAACTCTAACGGTGTATGAAAAAAAAGGCAATGCTATCAGATACGCCAAATCAATGGCAAAACGTATCGGCATCAAATTCGACCCTGAAATAGTCAAGCAGCACGGCTGTTAATTTGAAACGGAGAAAAAGAAAATGGATAAACGACAGATAAGAAATGAAGAAGTAAATAAATACAACGAGCTTACTGACGAATATAACGAGCTTATTGATGATTACAACAATCTTCTCAATGACTATAACGAGATTTGTGATGAACTCTAAGTACAGGTATCAAGCAGCGGTGCGAATGACAGGACGTCAGATATAGTGGGAAACTGGAAAAACAAGGATGATAGGCTCATAGCCTACACCGCTGCTAATATTGGAGAATGATATGCCTTATCACGGAATAAGACCTTGTAAATGTGGAAAATACGGAACGTTTAAGCTTGTAAGAGATTGTGGCGCAACAGGAATGGTTCAATGTTCAAATTGTGGTAGAGCAAGACGAGTGAAATGGTCATTATACATATACCCTGAAAGTTTTAAGCAAGCCCTGAAAGGCAAATAAGATGAAAACAATATTATGTATCCTATCGTGTATCGCTATTTATGGCAGTGGTGCAGCTACAGGCTTTGTATCTGTCAGAGTATACCGTAACTACGCCATTAAAGCCCCTATCAGGCCGCTCAGTAACCAAACTACTGTCGATATACCCTCTATCAGGCAAATACAACAAAGACTCAAGGCTACAGGCAAGAAGCGGTATGACCCTGGCAAGATTGACGGCAAGATTAGCCTAACAGGGCAAACTCAAAAGGCATGGAATAATTTTACTAAAGACAAATTTGCAATTAAGACCTTCAAGCCTGAATATTATGAGGTAGATAAATGATTAACTGGGCTAAAATATGTGGAGGATGCGGAGAATGCTGTGGCCCTGTGCCTTTTACAGAGGATTTTCTCTTGCAGAATGCGCACAAGTACCAAGAGCAACCGACTGAGCTTGAGGAAATGTTTACAGGACTGTTTGTTCCCGTAACAGATACGCTTGAATGTGTGTTTCTTCATAAAATAACTAAGCGGTGTGAGATATATGATGAGAGGCCGCGCGTTTGCAGATTACAGGGCACAATTCCAGAATTACCGTGTCCAAGACTTACGCCAGAGCTAATAGAGCAAGCCCTAAAAGAAACCGCAAAAAAATAATAAATAATATTTGACAGACTCCAAAAAAGAGTATATAATTGTAATTTAAGATGCTTGGAATGCAGATGAAATTAAAAACAAACAAATCCAGCCGGGGCAAGTCTGGGCCACCACGCCTATATCTGCATTCCAACCGGCTGGGTTTTTTATTGACGTGATATTATGACAAGAGAATTGATTATTGAAAGACTTCACAAAATAGCTGCTTTAGCTGATCGCGGCGTTGGTGGAGAGAAAGTCAATGCCAAAATCCAGCTTGAGAAACTCTTAGAAAAACACCATGTCTCTCTTGAAGATTTGAACACAAGAAAACCAAGGCGGACAAATGCTTTTAAGTATTTTTACAAGTGGCAAAGAGAATTGTTACTTAACTGCTATCATTGTTTGATGGGGAGTAGTTCTTTTGAATATTACAGAGCACAAAAGAGAAAAGTACTCTATTTTGAAATGACGGCATTGCAGGAAATTGAACTGAGAGATATGTTTTGCTACTATAAAAAATTATACGCCAAAGAACTAAATCGACTGGCTTTGGCATTTACTCACAAACACTATCTTTTCAATTATAACCAAAATGATTCGGGCGATTCGAGTAAGGAATTAAGCAAGGAAGAAATCGCAGCCATTGTAAGAATGATGCAAGGAATCGAACCATCAAGTTATGTAAGTCGAAACAGAAGTTTAACATAGCCTTTTAACCTTTTTAGTGAGGTGCATAAAATGGGAGGATTTCTATTAACTGATTGTTGTCAATGCGACGACCCTAAAATCAGCCTAAATATGTGTGAATTCGACTGCGAAAAAGGTGTCTGCGATGTTTGCATGCAGAATAACAAGCAATGCCCGGATTGTGGTCGGATAGGTTGCAGTGAGCATTTTGACGGCATGTATTGTCTGGAGTGTATAAAAGAAAATGGGCTATGAACATCTATATGGCAAAGAAAAAACTTAAATCCTGCCCGTTTTGTTTACAACCCGCAGAAGTGAAAAAGTGTGAAATCCCTTTTTGTCATCTGACTGGTTGGCAAATTGGTTGTTCTACTGGATACTGCCATGAAAGTTGCTGTGGTCATATAGTATATTCAGTAATTTACAAAAATAAAATACAAGCCATAAGAGCTTGGCATCAAAGGAGCCATAATGACCAAAAAAACCGCAAAGAAGAAAATATCAAAACCAAAAAAACGAACCGCCAATAAGAAAGCAAAAGTGGTCTCTGCAAAGAAGGCTAAGAAAACTCCGTCCCGACGAAAGAAAAAAGCGGTTGTATATACATTGAATTATCATCTACACAAGAAAAAGCTCGATATAATGCGAGCCGTCCCCATAATGCCATGTACTGTAATTGCCAAGACACGACAGGGATTCTTATACGCCCACACCAAGGCCGAGGAAGTTTATAATATTTATCGCCGGGAATGTGAGAGCAGGGGGCTTGTTACCAAGCGGATAAAGGGTATATCCCTTGACGCCAAGCATCCTGAATTAGAGTGGACTGAAAATAGCTGGAAGATTATTAATAAACCTTGTGTTCGCTACAACGGAGTATGGGAGATCTGTGATACTGAGTCCGGCGAAATAGAGACTTTCTGCGGTTCCGGGGACGGCAACAATAATATCTGGAGCATTATGAGTGCCCAGACAATAGCCAAGAAAGCGGCCCTACTCGATTACTTTGAAGTAGCGTGGCCCCAACCTACAGATTGGGTGAGAACAGTAAAAGAGTCAATCGAAGAATTAGGGCCGCAAGAAATGTTCAAGGCTCTCAAAGAAATCATTCCAGCCAAGATATTTGAAGCCACCCAAATAGGTGATATATTAGGTGAATATTTCAATAAAGC